GCACCTCAGGAGATTGGGAGGCGGGCGCGGTCGCTGCCTCTGAGGTGTCAGGGCTCGCAACTGTAGCGACCACAGGAGCCTACTCAGACCTTAGCGGGACGCCCACCAATGTGAGCACCTTCACCAATGATGCTGGCTATCTCACAGCCATCACAGGTGAGAGCGTTGGTGACCTCTCAGACGTGACCCTCACCACGCCTAGCGCGGGTCAATCGCTCGTCTACAATGGGACGCTGAGCGTGTTTGAGAACGCTACCATCACAGCCACAGTTTCAGCGCTGAATGATATTGGTGACGTAAGCGCAGCAGCTCCTAACAATGGGGATGTCATCGCATACAATAGCACCTCAGGAGATTGGGAGGCCACAGCGCAGAGCGGCGGCGGTGGCTCAGCCCCTAGCGTCACAGTCTCCTCACCTTCAGCTGATCAGACGTTGACCTCACCCTCTGGGATTGAGGAGGTGTACATCTACACACCAAGCGCGAACATCACAGTTAATCTGGTTGCAGCTGCCACCTGTGGGTCAGGCTTCAAATACAATATCAAGAATCGAGCGAGCGGGTTTACTATTACTGTTGACCCTAACAGCACAGAGACGATTGACGGCGCGACCACCTTTGACCTGGACACTCAGGAGTCAAGCTTGACGCTGGTGACTGATGGCTCAAACTGGTTTATCATCTAAAAGGGATAAGCCATGACGTATCAGCTAACACCAGCAAAGGCCGCAGCCAAGATCACAGAGGTGAGCTTGAGCTCTAATACTGCCTTCTCGTCAGGGGCGACTGTGACGCTTAACAGCATCACACACAGCCACCCCAGCACCTCACGCGTGAGCCTTAGCTCTAACGTGGTGACGCTCACAGCGGGCAACTACATCATTTATGGGTCTGTGGCGATTGATAAGAACACCACAGATGACACCTATACGATGAGCTTTTATGATAACGCCACGTCAACAGAGCTCACGATCTCTGATGGATGGATGGGCGCGTCTACCTGTGATGTGAACAACTCAGGGAGCTTGTTAATGCAAGCTCACTTAGAGCTGTCTAGTTCTATGTCGTTCTATGTAGTGAGCACAGGCGCGACAGGAACCCTGATGGCTAATGGCGTTTACCTCATCATTATGGAGCTTTAAAATGAGCTATCTTGTTCCCAAGGCCTCAGCCTCAGTCTTTAGTGCCTATAATTCAACAGCTCAGAATGAATCAGCCACAAGCTATAATCTTGATTTTAACACAGTCAGGAATATCACCAAGACAGGCACGTCAACTCTAAACTTTGAGTATAACTCATTTATGTGGGCTGATTGTAGATCTGTGAAAGATGGGGCTGATACTGATGAGCGTCATTCCTTTAACTTGAGCTTTAACAGCACAAGCCTAAGCGACAAAGCGAGCTCGATTGAGGCAAGTGGGCGCACAGGGATTTATAATCAAAATCTAGGTGGTGATATCGCATATGGAGTTAATAAGACAGGCGCGACTGTGAGCTCCACGATTCGCTGTACTTTCTTATATAATGATTATGATCAGACCGCCAATTTTAACCGCTTAGTGGGGTTTAAGTTCTAATGAGTTATTTACCAGACTATTCACGGTCTAATATTGACGTGAGCACCCACTATTTTAGCGGTGAATCAAGCGGATATTTTACCTACACGACCCCAACCTATACAGGCGAGGGAGTGACCAGAACTGATAGTGTCACCTTCACATTAGCAGCTGGGCGTAGTTATCTGTTGATTGGCGCTATCAATATGAAGCAGGCAAGCACTTTTAATTATCTTGATCTTGAGCATCAATGGGAGGTCGGTGGGACGCTCGCAGGCTTTAAGGCAAAAGTAAGAACAGCCAAGGGAAGCCTGGGCACCAATGAGACATGGGCGCTTATCCGTAAAGATCCCATGTATCGTCCAGAGGCTGTGGTCTTTATCCCCTCAAGTGACATCACTACATCTGTGGCGGTTAAGCTCAAGCTTGGCACGATTGCATCAGATGGCGGCACCTCGCTAGCGTTCAACCTCAACACATCTCACCCAGCGGCGGTGCAGATTATCTCTATCCCTGACTAGGAGCTCATCATGAACTGGGACAAGATCAAGGACGTTATCACAGTCGCGCTGATCCCCATCCTTGGGTGGGTTATGCTCACCATGAGGGACATTGGCACCCTCCAGACCAAGTGTGAGCAACAGGCCGCCCAAATCATGGCGCTTCAGGCTGAGACTAAGACGCTCAACAAGCGCACCCAAGCCATCGAGGTGCAGAGCGCAAAGATTGAGGTGAAGCTTGAGGCGCTTGGCGCTCAGCTCACACGGATTGAGCGTATGCTCTCAGTCTATGAAGAGGCCAAATGATTCCCCCTCATGACCTCAGCCTCACTCAGGCGCTCTCAATCATAGCTGTATGGTCTGTGCTCGCCATTGGTGGCGGCGCGTGGATTGGCGTCTCATGTTCTGAGGTAGACTGTGGCACATGTGAGGAATCTCTTAGGGTTGCGATTGAGGAGCGCCAAGCCTGCGACAAGGAGCTCTTGACGAACCTCCCCAACAAGTGTGAGGATGAGCTCCGTCTTGAGCGTGAGCGCTGTGAGCTCACCCTTGAGAGCTACAAGGCGCTCCGCTGTCGCATCTGTGAGGCTTCTCATGACCCTTATCCTCCTAAACCTGCTAACAATTCTCACGCCGCTCCCTGAGCTGAGTGAGCCGCTGACCCTCACCACAGGCGAGGTTATCACAGCGCGCTATGTTGAGCCCTCAGATGAGTTCTGTCTTGAGCTGGGTGAGTTCGCCCGCGTTCAGTCTGACCTCCTCAATTCAGAGGCGTATTGGGGCAAGCGCATCGACCTCCTCAAGGCTGATTTCATCAAGCGCTTAAATGAGGTGCAGGACAACCACAAGGCTGTTCATCAGGCTTACCTTGATGAGCAAGCCAAGCTCAAGGAGCTCACAGCCAAGGCAATTGAGGAGCGCAACCTAGCGCGGGATGACATGTGGTGGTGGAGAGGGGCCACGCTTGGCCTGAGCCTCTCCACTACTGTGACCATTATCTATCTGATTAGCAGATAGACTAGACCAGGGGCTCAGCCCCTTTAAGGATTGGTGAACCATGCAGAATGATCTGTTAGGTCAGGTGGCGTTCTCTGCTCAATACGCCCGCCCGCTAGTGGGTGGCGGTGGGCGTGAGCTTTGGGACCATGCAGTCAGTAGAGTAGAGGCTATGCACCTCAAGCGCTATCCACAGGTCGTGGGTGAGACGATGGCGGCCTTTAAGCTCGTCAGACAGATGAAGGTGTTCCCCTCTCAGCGCTCGACACAATTTGGAGGGCCAGCAATCGAGCGAAACAACATGAGGATTTACAATTGTACATACTCCCCATGTGACCGCCCGCGCTTCTTTGCTGAGGCGTTCTGGCTTCTCCTCTCAGGCTGTGGGACAGGCTTTAGCCTCAGGGCTAAAGACCTCAAGCGCCTCCCTCGCCTCCTCGCTCCCTCAGAGATGATCAGGCGTGAGCGTAGGACACACATGGTGAGTGACAGCATTGAGGGTTGGGCTCACGCTGTGAACCTCCTCATTAATAGCTATCTTCATCGAGGGTACTATGAGGACTACTATGACTACAGGTTTGACTTCTCCCTCATCAGGAAGAAGGGGGCGCCCATCAAGTCAGGTGGCAAGGCTCCTGGTCATAAGCCATTGGCCAAGGCTCTTGAGGAGATCGACAAGCTACTCCATAGGCTAGTGCTGGTGAAGATGCCACGCCTTAGGTCTATTGACGCCTTTGACATTATGATGTTGTTGTCAGAAGCGGTCCTCTCAGGTGGCGTGAGGCGCTCAGCCTCAATCGCTATCTTTGATGAGGATGACCACCTCATGATGAACGCCAAGACAGGGGATTGGTGGGCTGACCATCCTCAGCGCGCTTACGCCAACATCTCAGCGGGGCTCAGTATCACAGAGGCTGAGCGCTCGACAGTTGACCACGTTGTGGAGATGGCGCGCCAATGGGGTGAGCCTGGTGTCCTATGGCAAGCTAATGAGCATCATGGGACCAACCCATGCGCTGAGATTGGGCTTTTCCCTTATATCATCACAGACCCTAAGGGTGAGGCGGTCACCCATGTCAGTCTAGAGCTCCTCGAGCGGCGTGAGCACTATGAGCGGATTGGCTATGAGTGGACATCAGGTTGGAGCGTCTGCAACCTCACAGAGATCAACGCCGCCAAGGTCAAGAGTCGTGAGGACTTCCTTGAGGCTTGCAAGGCCGCCGCTCACATTGGCACCCTTCAAGCTGGCTACACTCATCAAGGCTACCTCCTCCTAGCCACCAAGGTCATCCTCAGACAAGAGGCGCTCATTGGGGTCAGTATAACAGGCATGTGCTCAGCTCCTGAGCTTATGTTTGACCCTGAGTTATTAGAGGAGGGGGCGCGGGTCTGTGTTGAGCAGAACGCCAAGACAGCCAAGGCTATTGGCATCAAGACAGCTAGCAGGGTCACCACCATCAAGCCAAGCGGGAACACCTCCACCGTGGCAGGTACGAGCGCAGGGGTTCACCCCTTCCACGCCAAGCGCTACATCAGGAGGATGAGAATAGCGCAGGTCAATCCTGTGTGGGCTGAGCTATGGGCCAAAGTACCTGAGGCGTGTGTGGAGCTCGATGAACACACAGGCGTGGTGGCCTTTGCCTGTTCAGCTCCTGAGGGAGCTCTTACCAGAGAGAATGACACAGCGCTTGACCACCTCAAGCGGGTGAGGCTTGTCTATCAACATTGGGTGAAGCCAGGGAGTGAACAGACCAGGGTGGAGGGTCTGACACACAACGTCTCCAACACATGCACAGTTAAACCTGATGAGTGGGATGATGTGGCTGACTTCTTATGGGACGCGCGGCGCGAGCTCAGAGGTGTGGCGCTCCTTGGTTGGTTTGGTGATCAAAAGTACGAAAACGCACCTTATGAAACTGTAGAGGAGGGCTCAGAGGCTGAGGAGATGTGGCTAAAGCTTGCAGAGATTGATTGGTCAGGTGTAGACCTTCACCATCTAGACTCTGACTACTATGACGCCCAGCTTGAGCCCGCTTGCTCCTCAGGTCAATGCACCATCACAACGTGACACACAGCGCCCTTGTCCTCCTCCTTGTTTGCTTCTTGAGTTATTGGGCTGACCCTATAGCTGACAGGATAGGAGACAACGCGTGGGCCTTTGCATTGGTGGCGGTCATCGCTTATGGGGCGCTGGCCTGTTGATAAACGAAAGCCCCACCTGAGACAGGTGAGGCTCCCAACCCATCGAGCGCCCCGACCCGCCAAGATTGGTAAGCGCTCTACAAGGTTCAAATCCATGACTACGCCAACATCTAACACAGGCTAAAAGCTTGGTCAAGATATAAGAAAGCCCCTAAGCGATGAGCCTCCCCTAGTTAAAGAGTAGACGCTTAGAGGCCAAGTAGACCACTCCTCGCCAGGAGTGAGCTCCATTCAAGGAGGTGGTCTTTATTGCATCATCTCAAGCTGAGGTCAATTAAAAGATCCCTAACCTTGCCTCAGTATAGCCAAGGCTCTTGATAGTCTTGAGGAGCTCGTCAAGCTCATCAGGGCAAGCGTTAGAGGGCTTAGACGCCACAGACCACAGCGCTGAGGCGTAGACCTCTACATCTTTCCATGTCTTGACCTGAGCGGCGCGCTCAGTCACTAGCTTGAGGTCATCCTCATCCCAGTCAGAAGGCTCAACGCTCCCATCCTCCTCATCTAGTGCGCCCATAGTGGCAACATCTAGGAGGCGTGTCACCACATGCTGAGGAGTGGGGCGCTGATCAGGGCTGAGGCTCTTGAGCGCGGGTGGCGTGTCAGCGTCCTCAGGTGGCGCGCTCTCAATCGCTTGGTGTTGTGAGGGTGGCTGAGGTGGCGCGCTCATGGGGCGTGGTTGCTCAGTAGGCTCACGGAGCTCCTCACCCAAGCTCTCAGCGCTGATCTTAGCGCGCTCGCTGTCACTCATGTTCATGTTGTCAGCGAGCTCGTCAGGTGAATACATACCAGACACAGCGTCAGGATAGACCGCCCTCAGCGCCATAGTCAGCGCTCGCGCTCTTAGCATCTGCATAGGCATCTGTGACCAATTGCGGTTGCGGGTCAAGCCCTGAGCCTTAGCCATGGCGATTGTATAGGTGAAGGTGTGAACGATACTCTCAGGCTCATCATGTCGAGAACATTGATAGGTGCAGTGCTCGTTATCCCATGAGCTGATGAGCATATAGCGACAGAGCCCAGAGCGCCTGACAACGCCCGCCATGGCGTCAGCGTTGAGTGAGGGCTTACCGCTCAACATGTAGCAATTCGCTTGAGTGACCGCCATGTCACCACCAAAGTGGGAGCCAAAGGCGGCGTGTAGTCTCAGACAGTCTTGAGGCTTGGGTGAGATGAGTGAGGCGATCTCTTTAGCCTCTGATAGGTTGCGTGGTGTGTAGATAGTCATAGTGGCTGCTTTCATTGGGTGTGGTGTGGGTCAGATGTTGAGCTTGAGGCGGAGGTCAAGGCGCTCGATTCGCTCAGCGCTGTCTTGTCCTCTTGTGACGTACCAGGCGCGCATAATGTGGAACCAATCCCTTGAGGTGAGCTGGAACTTGACGCCAAGGCGAGCGCTGATGAGCTCCTCAAGGGTGTAGCGTGTTTGATTGTGGTAGCTCTCAGGGGTGATGGGGTTGATGCTGTCAATGATGTGAAGCTGATGAATGAGGGTGGCGATCTCATTAGGTTGAAGGTGACGAGAGACAAAGGGGAGGCGCTCACGCTTTGGCTCAGGAGCTGGCTTGGTGAGCTTGTCAGCGATGAGAGCGCAAGCGCTGAAGAAGATAGCAATGAGGCAACATAGGAAGATGGTGGTGATCATTGGTGGAGCTCCTTGGTGATGGTGAAAAACATGTCAGGGGTGTAGGTCTTGTTGGTGAGGCGATTGGCGGCGTAGCTGAGGCAGATTGCCGCCTTGAGTGTGGGCTCAGTATTTCCATTAAGAATGGCGTAAACATGGTTCTTGGTGTGACCAGCTTCCTTGGCTAGGTCAGAGAGAGTGTATCTGTTGAGCTTGAGATCAGCTTGAAGCTGAGACTTGAGGGTCATGGCTCGACCTCCTTTTGATTGATTACAAATACTTTGATAACTGAGTGGTCATGTGGTGTCAAGTAATTTGTGCGAAGAAAACAACTGAGTGTTGACGAGAGGGTAACTCACATGTATAAGGAGAGGACACACAAGCCATAAGGAGCTCCCATGAAGGAGATGACCGCTCGCTTGTCAATCATGGCAATCGAGGAGCTGACAGCAGCTCAAAAGTTAATCATGCTCTATCTCTTGACCCGCGTTGATTGGACAACATGGTCAGGCCAAGTCAGCACCAATGACATTGAGCTTGGCACAGCTCAAAGCGGGCGCAACATCAAGAGGAGCCTCAAGGCTCTGACTGAGCTGGGCTACATCGAGCGCCATATCACCAAGCGTGACTCAGGGCTTCACCACAAGGCTCAGATCACAGTCAATGTTTCTAAACTAGGTGCCAAGAAGTCACCACAGGTAGTGACAGAAAGTCACCATACCAATTATGTCACTGGTGACAGAAAGTCACCACCCGTAGTGACAGAAAGTCACCACACACCTAATGAGGGTAGTGACAGAAAGTCACCACATGTAGTGACAACCTGTCCCCCTAGTAGTGACAGAAAGTCACCATGGGTAGTGACATCCTGTCCCTCTAGTGG